TATGTATTTATAGCTGAATTAAATGCGTACTGATTGACATCTTAGTTTATTGACATTATACTATAGAAAATAAGGAACTACAATGAGGAAACAAAATTATTTAAACAACAAAGACATGCTCAAAGAGATACACAAAAGTAAACTTACCTTTTGTAGTGTTATAGACGACGAGTATGCAAGATTCGATGTAATAGTAGAAACTATTGAAGATATTAATAATCCCGAATTTATACAGTTGGCTAAAGAAAATAGAGCGCATCAACTGAGTGTGCAAGCATACGAAGCTGCATTCTATGAATGGAATGATGGTGCTCGTAAAGCTAGTCAAAAACCCAAACAAATTAGTCACAAAATAGACCCAGACACAATTGAAGAAAAAAGTCTTGTGTTTAGATTAATGACATTTGATCATGTACCACTAGAGCCTGGCAGAAAAAGCAAGCCTAAAACTGTAGCAGATCATCACAGCAAATGTAACTTCCCTCCATTTAAACACTATGCATATGTAAATGGTGATCTCAAAGAATGTGTTAGAAGTCACTGGGAAGGTGGACTTGATAACGGAAAGTTCAATACACAGCATGGCAAGATCACAAACAATCTAGCAAAAATGTATATTAAACTGTGTGAACGTTACAGTATGCGCAGTAACTGGCGTGGCTATACATATGTAGACGAAATGCGTAGTCATGCACTGCTACAACTAAGTCAAATTGGTCTACAGTTCAATGAACTTAAAAGTCAAAACCCATTTGCTTACTACACAGCCGCAGTTACCAACAGTTTTACAAGAGTGTTGAACTTGGAAAAGCGTAATCAAAACATCAGAGATGACCTACTACAACAAAATGGACAAATGCCCAGTTGGACACGCCAAATCGAACACGAAATGGCAGAACGTGCTAAATGGGACGAACAAGTCGACAAAGAACGCAAAGAACACGGCTTCAACGTTTAGGTTGACATCCTCAATTATCGACAGTAGTATAAGAGAAGTTATAACTTCTTTGAACGGAGACCCATGACATTCTTTAATAGAGCCGCATGTTTTACAGACATACATTTTGGCAACAAAAACAACAGCAAACAACACAATCGAGACTGTGCTGACTTTGTAGATTGGTTCATTGAACAAAGCGAAGATTGCGAAACTTGCATCTTTCTTGGAGACTGGCACCATCACAGAGCAAGTGTAAACGTTAGTACACTCAATCACAGTGTAGAGAATGTAGGCAAACTAAGTCGTGCATTCAAACAAGTGTATATGATTATGGGCAACCATGACCTATACTATCGTGAGAAACGTGACTTAAACAGTTTACCATATGCAGGATTATTTGATAATGTTACACTAGTTGAGGATATGTTGGTGCAAGGTGATATTGCACTTGTGCCTTGGTTAGTAGGAGATGAATGGAAAAATTTACAAAAGACCAAGTGTAGATATATGTTTGGTCATTTCGAACTTCCGTTCTTTAAAATGAATGCTATGGTAGAAATGCCAGATCATGGAAGTCTAAATGCAGAACATCTACAAGGTCCTGAGTATGTGTTTAGTGGACACTTTCACAAACGTCAAGCTAAAGGCAACGTACATTATTTGGGTAGCCCATTTGGTCACAACTATGCAGACACATGGGATGACGACAGAGGCATGATGAAGTTAGAATGGAATGGTGTGCCTGAGTATATTGATTACCCCGGACCGCGATACAGAACTGTGCCTCTGAGTAGACTAATAGATGAACCTGAAAAGATTCTCAATGAACACACATATTGTCGTGCTACATTGGATATCAATATCAGTTATGAAGAAGCAAGTTTTATTAAAGAAACTTTCAGCCAACAGTACAACGTTAGAGAGATAGCGTTGATCCCTAGCAAAAAGGAAGAGCATACACAGGATTGGAAAGTTGTAGACGACATTGAGGTTGAAAATGTAGACCAAATCGTGTACAATAGTTTAAACGCTGTAGACAGCGAAATGATAAACAAAATGATCCTTGTAGACATTTATAATTCCCTATGATTACACTTAACAATATTACCGTAAAGAATTTTATGAGTGTTGGTAATGTAACGCAATCTGTGCGTTTTACTGACAATGGCTTAACATTAGTGTTGGGCAATAACTTAGACTTAGGAGGAGATGGTAGTCGTAACGGCACAGGCAAGACCACTATCATCAATGCACTGAGTTATGCTGTATATGGAAACGCACTCACTAACATACGCAAAGATAATCTTGTAAACAAAACAAACAGCAAAAGTATGCTGGTTACACTGGATTTTGAGGTAGAAGGCACAAAATATCGTATTGAAAGAGGTCGTAAGCCCAATGTGCTTAAATACTATGTCAACGAACAGAACGTTGACGAAGACGAAGCACAAGGCGAGAATCGTCAAACTCAAGCACAAATAGAAAAACTGTTTGGTATGAGTCATGACATGTTCAAGCACATTGTTGCACTTAACACATACACAGAGCCTTTCCTCAGTATGAGGGCAAATGATCAAAGAGCGATCATCGAGCAATTACTAGGCATAACAATGCTTAGTGAAAAAGCAGAGGCACTAAAAGAACAGCAAAGGCTGACCAAAGATGCAATCAAGCAAGAAGAATATCGAATTAACGCAGTTGAAGAAGCAAATGCCAGAATTGAAAAAAGTATTGGTGATCTGGAACGACGGCAAAAAATATGGCGAGATAAACAAACGTCTGATGTCGAAAGTATCCAACAGCAAGTCAACACACTCGAAAAGATAGACATACAAACAGAGCTTAACAATCATGCGCTACTAACTGATTACCTCGATAAGAAAACACAAGTAAACACATTAGAAGCAGAAATTGCAAAGCTAGTAAACAGTATTACTAGAGAACAAAAGCGTTTAGAAAAAGCACAAAAAGATCTGTTAGCAACTGAACAACATCAATGTTATGCATGTGGGCAAAGTATCCACGATGCACAACACGAAGAGATTCTTGCGACAAAACAAGAAGCAGTAAAAGAATCTCAACAACATATTGACGATGATACAAATCTCAAAGCAGAATACGAAGATGCACTAGTACAACTAGGAGAACTTGGACAAATTCCAGTTACACACTATAACAAACTACAAGAAGCACTAGAGCACCAAAACACTGTTAATAATCTAAACACAGAAGCAAAACGTATTGCTAACGAAACTGACATGTATCAAGAACAAGTTGATGCACTAAAAGAAACTGGACTACAAGAAGTTGATTGGAATAATATGAATGATCTAACAGTAATGAAAGATCATCAGGACTTCTTGTACAAACTGTTAACAAACAAAGATAGTTTTATCCGCAAACGTATCATTGAACAAAACTTACAGTATCTAAACAGCAGACTTGCTTACTACTTGACTAAACTAGGATTACCACATGAGGTACAGTTCCAACCTGATCTTACAGTTGAAATAACAGAGCTAGGTAGAGAACTAGACTTTGATAACTTGAGCAGAGGTGAACGCAATAGACTTATACTTGGACTTAGTTGGGCATTCAGAGATGTGTTTGAAAGCATGAACACACCTATAAATTTCCTTGCTATTGACGAACTTATTGACAGTGGTATGGATACAAATGGCGTGGATGCAGCACTAAGTGTTCTCAAAAAGATCGAACGTGAACGTAACAAAAATATCTTCCTAATCTCACACAGAGACGAACTAGTAGGTCGTGTAAACACAATACTACAAGTTATCAAAGAAGGTGGCTTTACTACGTTTAGTACAGACACAGAATTTGTAGATGCCGAGTAATCCTAAGATATTCGAAAGCCCAGACGGAGGCAACACAGTATATCAAAGAGACTTTGGTTCTAGAATCAGAGAAAAGGTAATACACCCTCAAGAACTACTAACAAAAAAGATATTACCTATAGACATATTCTATAAACTATTTGGAGAGCAAAATGAATCCTAAAGACGAATATGATTACAATATAACTGATATCAACATAAACAGTTTCAACAACAAAGCTGACAAAGGCGATAACGATTTTGATGATTGGCGTGTTACTGCACCTTTAATTAGACTAAGCGCAGATGATACCTATCACGGAACATATGATAGCGATAGCATTACTACTATTACATTAGACAGTGATTATGCTAATAAGTATATCAATACAAAATCACTCAAATACAGTATGCCAATAGATATGCTTTACAAATGGTATCCAGTACAAATGAAAGAATTAAACAACGATGACGAATTTCCTTTTTGATGTAGACGGTACACTAACCGATCCAAGAAAGCAAATAGATCCAGAGTTTAAACAAGTAATGCTGGAGTTTGTAAAAAGTCATCAATGTGTAATTGTAACAGGCAGTGACAGACCAAAAACTGTAGAACAGATTGGTTTAGAGCTCACTAATGCTTTTGAGAGAGTATATCATTGTAGCGGCAATCATGTGTTTATTGGTAGCCAAGAACACCATAAAAACACATGGACACTCACTCAACAACAACATGACTTTTTACAACAACAAGTAGACAGTATAGATTATCCAGAGAAAACTGGTAACCATATTGAACAAAGAACCGGTACTGCAAACTTTAGTATTGTAGGAAGAAATGCAGACTGGGATCAACGTGCTAGATATACTGAATGGGAACAACACCATCACGGAAGACAGTTAGTGTCATTAGCGTTTAATGAAATGTTTGACGATGCTGTTGCACAAGTTGCAGGAGAAACTAGTATTGATATTTTCCCTCAAGGATGTGACAAAAGTCAAGTACTAAAACACTATACAGACACAAGAACAATCTTTTTTGGAGACAATTGTTACCCAGGCGGCAATGATTATAGTGCGGCGCAAGCCAGTACATATTTTCATCAAATTGACCGAGGATATCAACAAACTTGGGAAATCTTAAAAAAGAGGTATATTTAGGTTGACATTAGCCAAGTTCGGCATATATACTAGTTGCTATATACTAACATGCAATGGACTTATCAAGGCAAACTTATTGAACAAATACCAGAGGAATACGTAGGTTTCGTATACCTCATTACCAACACCACGAATGGCAAAAAGTACATTGGCAAAAAACTGGCACAATTTAAAGTAACTAAAAAACCCCTCAAAGGCAGAAAAAATAAAAGGCGTTCAACTAAAGAAAGTGACTGGAAGACCTACTGGGGAAGCAGTGATAAGTTAAACGCAGATGTTGAAAACTTAGGCACAGAAAACTTTACAAGAGAAATACTTTACTTCTGCACAGGCAGAGGCGAAATGAGTTACTTAGAAGCTAGGGAACAATTTGATCGTAAAGTTTTAGAAACAGATGAATATTACAACGGCATAATAAATGTCCGCGTTGGCGGATCTAAGGCACTTGTAGAATCTCTAAACAGACACCAGTCATAACATACCCTCTTTACAAAAAGCATTGAGAAGTCGCCATTGGTTTGGTTAGACAACGGAACTTGCTGAGGGACACAAACCAAAAGAGTGGGCTCTACTGTGCCATTGTAACCCACGGATATCCAATAATGTTGACGTTATAGCATTTGGAGTTTCTGCGTCTTAAGCAGTGAGTAAAGGGGTAGCGCAAGACCGCCTCTGCCTAGCAATAGGTTTCACTATAACGGAGCGATCTGGAGCGGGGTAATGACCTTTAGCTTTTTTTTTGTACTTGGCTTTAACAAGCTAAGTGCGACTGAAAACAGGGTAATAACTAATCATAATAAAAATTATATCTTAGAAAGAAATATCATACGAAATGAAATGAGTATGACGATGAGCTTTAGCTCTTCGAAGAAACATTAGAATGTTTGTCTATTCTTTCCTTTTGCTTGTTCTAACATCTGCTTTTCCTTTTCATTCTTTTCAATTAATGCTTCCTCGATCTCTTTGACGTAATGCATTGGCATTTTGTATAATTCTTGAAGTGTAAAACTTCCTTGTGAATATATTACAATGCTGTTGACTTGACTTCTTAATCTCTTTTGTGCATTTTCGTATCGTCGGATAATTTCTTCAACTTTGCTAGCATCACCTATGCTTGCTAGGATATATTTCTGAAAAAAAAAGCTGGATTAAATTCTATAGATCCTTCAAAATCTTTTGAACATTCTTCATGACTACAAGTAAAATTAAATGTTTTGTTTAGTCCATTGTTGTTTAATGCTTTTGCTTTCTCTTCGATTTTTGTAATTACATGACGTTTGGCATTGTTGACGTATTCAATGATATGTTGCATATCTTTAACTTGTATTCCGTCGGGTGTTGTTACACAAACAATAGCGTCTGCGATCAATGCAATATTTGCGGCGCTTACTATAGATAGGTTATTTTGATATTC